AGGTCACCTATCGGATAACCATCCGGTGGCAGCCCAACATTGTCATCGCGCCCAACCAGCGCGTCGTCAGCATTGATGCAATCGGCACCAAGCACACTTACGAGATCCAAGCCGTGTTGAACGACAAGGCTGCGAACAAGCAAATCACTTTGATGTGCTACGAACTGGACGGCCAGCAGTGATCGAATCCACTCTCTACTCCGTCCTGTCCACTGCTCCGCGCATCACCGCGATCACCTCCACCCGCATCCATCCGCTGGTCATCCCAGAAGGCTCGACACTACCGGCCATCAGTTACTCGATAGTCGGTGGCGCGGTAAAACCGACCTTCAGCAATAACGGCACCCAGCGGCTGCGCGTAGAACTCAACTGCTGGGGCGCGACCTACGGCGATGCGATCACTCTGCGTAACGCGGTCGTGCAATCGATCGACGGCTACAACGAGCAGGGAATTAGTATCCAGTACCTGATGCCCCAAGACTTCTTCGACCATGAGCTACTCCAGTACCGGGCGCTCGTGGAATTTTATCTGTACGCCAGCGTCTAACAGATCCATCCTCACAATTTAAGGAGTACCAACCATGCCCACCGCAACAGGCACAAGCCTCGCCTCCGTCCTCGGCACCGCAACAGTCGTCTCTATCGGTTCGATCACCGGCGGCACCGGCACCGAGACTTTCGTTCCCATCGACGAAATCTCTGACGCCAAGTTCTCTGGCCGAAAGCGTGCGACGACCACCACGACCAACTTCCAGTCGCTGAATAAGGCGCGGAAGCTCGGCACGATCTTGGACTGCGGCACTCTCAGCCTGACGTTCAACCGCGTACCCAACGACCCGGGCCAGCTCGCGTTGAGCGCGGCCAACGTCGAAGGCAGCGCGTATGACTTCACCGTGCAGTTGCCGGTGAATGCCAAGGTCGGCCAGACAACCAAGGGCGACTTGATTACGCTCTCTGGCATCGTGACCGAATGCTCGGGCTTCGATGTCAGCCTGTCGAAGCAGGCCGAGATCACCGCGACCATCGAGATCGACGGCGACTACTCCTTCACCGCTGGTAGCTAACTCCAACGCCGCACCCACCGAGGCCGCCTCTCTATATAGATAGGTGGCCTCTCCCTTTGACCTCATCATCCCCGGAGTATCCATGTCTGACCAGTCCGCCAATCCAGTCCTCCCCCGCACGCCCATTGAGTTGTCGGGCCAGAACTATGACATCTGCTTCACCTTTGACGCGCTCCGCATCGCCGAGTCAGAGCTGCGCAAGGTGGGCGCTAAGGCCAACCTCCTGCACGCGCTTGACCTCTCCAACATGGATGCGACCGGCCTCGTCTCCCTGCTCTATGCGGGGATGCTGACCTTCCAGCCGGATACGACTCCCGCCGAAGCGGCCAATTTGGTGACGATGCGCAACATGGGCCAGCTCTTCGAGGGCATTGCCGCTGCCTACGCTGCATCCCTCGCCGACCCCGAGCCGGACGCCGAGGCCGCACCATCGGACCCTACGCCGCCGGGGAACTAAACCCGGCTGACTTATGGCTGCGATTCTGGTCGCTGGCCAGATACGATCTTCGACTATCCGACGCGGACTTCTACGCGATCACTCCACGCCAGCTATCGGCTCTCCTGAAGCGACGCCGCGTCGAGACGGAGTCCACCGAGTTACTGTTCGGCCAGCTCACGAGTTGGATCGCTAACACAGGATTCCGTACCGCAGAGAAGCCTACTACGACGACGGACTTCATGCCCAGTCAATGGGCGAAGGTGCGGGCCATCCCGCGTGCGGAACAGCAGCAGGCGATCACCGACGCATTCCGGCTCATGTTTCCGCCGAGGTAATAACTAGATGGCTGATGGATTTTCAATCGGAGTCACCGGCCTGGCTGAGCTTGAAAAGACTCTGACAGAGTTGTCGACCAAGCAGGCTGATGCTGCTGTGCGTAAGGCATTGAAGGCCGGTGCAGAAATTGAGCAGGCCGCCATCGTCGAAGCCTTCCGCAATAGACGCCAACCTAAGGAGCCTCAACGTGGCGGCATTCTACCGATCGGTGCCATTGAAAACGACATCGTCGTAAAGATGAAACGCGACGAGCAGGGAAACCCCATAGCTGTTGTGGGACCCGATGCATTCACCGAGCGTGCGGCCCGCTGGGTGGAATACGGCCATCGAATCGTAACCGGCGGCTACAACAAACTCCTCCCGAACGGCAAGACTCGCGGTCCTGGCAAAGTCCACGACGAGGAAGTTGAAGCGAGCCCATTCATACGTCCGGCTTTTGAGGCCACCCAGCAGGAAGTAGCTGAAACCATGGCCACAGTCCTCGCCGAAGAAATCACCAAAGCTGCTGCGAAGAAGTAGCTCTCCCCATAACCATAGGAACCCCTAATGTCTCAAGCTGCCGGTAACGTCAATATCGTCCTCGGAATGAACTCCGTCACGTTCACCGAAGGTATCAAGAAGGCGCAGGCGGAGCTTGATAAGTTTGCTGGCAAAGCCCGGTCCATGGGGCACACCACCGTCAGCTCGACGCAGGCCGCGTCCGCATCACTCCGCGCCATGCAGGTGCAGGGTGGGATGACCGGCAACATCCGCGCCGCAGAGCGATTCCTCGCGACCATCCCCGGCGTCGGCGCTGCGCTCAAGGTTGCATTCCCCCTAGTGGGCGGTTTGGCCCTGGCATCGCTCCTTGTCGAGATGGGCCAGAAGGTCGCGACCTTCATAAAAACCGTTAACGGGATGCCCCAGGTCATCCAGCAGGGATTCCGCTCCCTCGCCCTCTCGCAGAAGACCGCCAACGACGAGCTGGACGTTACCAACGACAAGCTACAGAACTCCATCGATAAGCTCGAACACAAGCCGACCGACGGCCTCAAGCTCGGCATGGATGAGGCGAAGGTATCCGCAGACCATCTCGCAGAGGCGATCACCGGCGCAAGCGACAAGCTCGACGAACTCCTGTCCAAGAATCACATCACCGGAATGCAGGCGCTCTGGGGCATGTGGGGAACGGTCAGCACGGCTGGAGTCGAAGGAACTGCCAAGTATTTCAAAAACAAGATCAGCACGGCATCCAGCGCCTACGCTAACGACCCTTCAGATAAGAATCATGCGGCGATGGTCGCCGCGATCACCGATGCATTGCACGAGGCTACCACAACCGTAGCCAAAGAGGCCGCCAAGCGGGATGCTCCTGCATCTACGGCAGAGCGATTCGCGGGAGCGGCGGCTGGATTGTCCGGTCCTCTATCTCTGCGTCCCGATAACAGCAACGTGCTTTATGACGCGCAGGGAGAGGCGAACTACTACCAGGGGATGCTGCGTAGCGATAAGTCCACCGCGACCAATCAGGCGCTCACAAAGCAGCAGGCCGCCGACCAGGCGAAGAAAGAAGCTGCTGACCTCGCCAAGCAACAGACCGAGGCTGCCAAGGCCGCCGCCACCGCTCGTGTGGCCGCGATGCAGACCGCTCTCGACGCGATGAAGTTGCAATACGGTATGTCGATCAAAGCGGTCTACGACTACTGGGATGGGATGAAAGCTGGGGAACTCGCTGGTGGCACCGCCTACAACGAGATCGTGAAAAAGCAGGTGACACTCGCCGTCGAGGGTGCGACCAAGGCTCATGAGGCGATTGCAAAGTATCAGGCTGAGGCCATGCGTAGCCATGAGGGAGATATGTCGATTGGATCGACCATCTCCCGTATCGGAGCCATGCAGGACAAGTCGAACCTCGGCGCTATCAAGACACAGACCGAGGGCTACGAGCAGAGTAACGATGCAGCGGCTGACGCGGCCAAGAACAGTGCCAAGCGGCAGGAGCTGGCGATCCAGCAAGCTCTCGGTGTAACGCTGACCAAACAAGCAGCGGCTCTGCAACTGGCAGCGGTCCACGCAGCGGAATACAGGGCACAGCTTGATGCAATCGCCGCAAACCGCAAGCTGAATGCATCTTTGCAAGACTCACCCGAGAAGCAGAAGAGAGACGCGCAGTACGCGAAGCAATATGCAGACACGCAGACCGATGCGTCCAACCAGGCGCAGATCGACTCGAACGCAGCTAACCCGCAGCGAACCTCAGCTCTGGTCGGTGCTTCTGATGCGCTTACTGAGTTCGTAAATGCGTCCAAAGATGCCGCTGGCATGATGCGCGACATCGTCTCCTCGACTCTGAACGGTCTGAATAATCAGATCGTCAACGCGATGACCGGCGGGAAGACCAACTTCAAAGGTGTGGCGATTTCTGCCACCAAAGGTATCGCCAACGCTGGCCTCAAAACAGCAGAAGGTTCCGCTCTCAACCTACTGGGCTTCGGCGGCGGCGGCAAGATGGGGAGCAAGGGTAATCCGATGTATACCCGCTCCGCCGATAAGCCACTGGGCATCCCCGGCGCGGACGGTAAAGGTGCGGACGGCGCTACGTCAGACCTCGCCAAGGTCGGAGGCAGTCTATCCGGCGTCCTTGGCAAGATGGGTGGCGGCGTCAGCGGATTCCTCGGTAAAGCCGGTGGCCTCCTGAAGATGGCTCTCCCGTTCCTCGCCACCGGTGGTCCGATCGATGGCCCCGCAATCGTGGGGGAGCAGGGTCCAGAACTATACATGCCAAAGTCAGCGGGAACAATTTTCCCGCATCAGCAACTCGCCTCCGCCCTAAGCTCCAGCGGTGGCGGTCACACCTTCAACATCAACGTTGACGCCAAGGGCTCAACTGATCCGGCTCAGACTCGTGTCCAAGTGATGCGCGGCATCCAGGCAGCGGCTCCGCAGATCGTAGCCAGCTCTCTGACCGCGTCGGCGGAGCAGAACAAGCGCAAGCCGCCCACTCAACGCAAATAGTTCACCCCAGAAAGCAGCCTCAATGATCTCTCTCATCTCGCTCGGCGGGAACAGCGTTTCTGTGGTCGGACTACCTGCGTCACCGGGACTCCAGTCCGTGGACTTCAATTTCTCCACCCCTGTAGCCAACGTGACATCAGTCTTCACCGGTCAGGTGCAGGCTCAGCGGTGGCCGGGTGCGGACACGTTATCCGGCACGGCTACTCTCCCACCGCTTACACAAGCTCAGGCAGACCAATGGATCTCCGCTCTCATGCAGATGCAGGGAATGTCCAACGCCTTCCAACTTGGTGATCCTACCAAGGCCATGCCAGCAGGAACCCCGCTTGGCACTCCCACCGCAGATGGATCAGTAGCGATGGTGGCGGGCGGGATCACGCTCTACACAAAGGGCTGGACCGCTTCCACCACCAATCTCCTGCTCCCCGGCGATTACCTCCAGATTGGCTATCGACTTCATCGCGTCTTGGACGCGGTCAACTCAGACAGCTCCGGCAAGGCGGCCATCAACATCTGGCCGTCTCTGCGCGAGGTGCCGGTGGATGGCCAGTCGGTCATCACCACCAATCCAGTCGGCCTCTTCCGCTTGGCAAAGAACCAAAACACATGGTCGGCAGATTTCACCCACCTGACGCACATGTCCTTCCCCTTCACTGAGTACCGATAAATGTCACGAGCCTTAGACCCAGCACTGGCAGCGGCTCTCGCTTCCGGTCTCATACAACCGTTTTTCATGGCGCAACTGACCTTCAAGTCCCAGACGCAGTACGTCTGGACAGGCACCGGCAATATCGTATGGAACTCCCAGACCTATGTCGGTGTGGGTTCGCTGGCCAAGATCGGCGTGATCCAGGAGGGCACCGACGTTTAGGCATACGGCACGACGGTCACACTGAGCGGCATTGATCCTGTCCTGCTTGGCGAGTGCATGAACGATATCCAGCCCGGCGCTCCCGCCAAGCTATGGTTTGGCTGCTTGAGCCAAGGCACCATCGTAGGTGCTCCTTATCTGCTCTTCAGCGGAACGATGGATCTGCCGACGGTCAGCGTTGGTGTCGACACCATCAGCATCACTCTCGCCCTTGAGACGCGGATGCTTGACCTCTCCCGCGCTACCAATCGCCGCTATACATCAGCCGATCAGCGGCTTCTCTACCCGACCGATACAGGTTTCAGTTGGGTAGAGCAACTGAACGATCTCGCCCTGCGATGGGGAAGCTAATGGCAATCCAAAGAAAACTAAATTGGGACACCCAGCACTTTCATCAGTTTTTGCTCGATCACGCCGACAAACCGTTTGCGTGGGGGAGCCATGACTGCGCTCTGTTCGCGGCCAGCGCAGTCGAGGCCATCACCGGGGTGGACGTAGCAGATGACTTCCGTGGCAAGTACACGACTCAGTTAGGCGCTCTCAGAACGATCAGTAAGGTCACGGGCGGATCGACCATCGTTGACGCTGTCATCCATTGCGCGGCGAAGCATGGCCTCACCGAGCACGCTCATCCTCTAATGGCCAAGCGAGGCGATCTCGTCATTATCGACAACGCCGGGACCCTCATCGCTGGTGTCGTCCACCTGAATGGCCGTCACGTCGTCTCGGTGTCCGAGACCGGCCTCGTTCGCCTGCCCATTACCAACATTGTTCGCGCGTGGAGTCTCGATATTCCCGCAGTGTCACCCGTCGTAACCGACACAAGCGCACCCGAATTACCCGCTGGAAAAGCGGTCCTGCTACTGGAGTCCCCCAATGAGTAAGGCGATAGAAGGCGCGGCATTAATTGGGGCAGTCGTTGGCACGGAAGCGATTCTTGCGGCTACGGGCCAGGAGTGGCTGCTCGTCAACCCGACCTTCCAGAAGGCTATGTTCGCCGTTGGAATGGCGGGCATCGGCATGGAAGCCGGTGCTGTTGCCGAAGCACTCACTAGCAACCGTGGCATGGAAATCACGACGCGCCAGCCAGCGGCAGCGAGACAGATCATCTACGGGCAGCAGCGCGTCGGCGGCGTCATGGTCTATAAGTCCACGACCGGCAGCAAACGCGACCAAATGAACTTTGTGATCGTGATTGCCGGACATGAAGTCCACAGCATCCAGAATCTTTACCTGGATGGCCGTCAGGTGCACTGGTCCGTCGGAAGCGCAGGCAATACTACTCGCAACGGGGTGAACTTCGGCGGCATCGCTGACGGTGGCACATACGTAGGGCCAGATGGCCTCCGTTACAACTTCGGCGGCACAGGCCACAGCGGAATCTACTGCGAAGCTCGCTATGGCGACCAACTCGAAGGCGATGTCATCTCTGCGCTTACCGCGAATGATCCCAATTGGGCGGCCAGTGGTGGGCAGTCTCCGTGGCTGGGTGGATGCACGTATGTCTACCTCAAGATCGAATTCAACACCTCTGTTTTTCCTCAAGAACCAGAGATCAAGTTCACCGTCAACGGGAAGAATGATATCTGGGACGGTCGCACCTAAACCTATGGGTTCACGCAGAATTGGGCGCTCATCGCTGGTGACATGATCTCCAACACCGAGTACGGCATCGGCGATCCCGTAAATCAGGCACAGCTAATTGCAGCCGCGAATGTGAGTGACGAGCAGGTTGCGCTCGCGGCTATTTCCGGCACGAACGAAGCGCGATACACCTGCAATTATCATTACGACACTTCTGTTGCTCCAGGTGACGCTCTGGCAGCGATCATGCCTGGTGCCCACGGTAGCGTCAGCAACATCGGGGGAGAGTGGTACATCTGGCCCGATTACTGGCAGGGGCCGAGCTTCGCCTTCGGTGCGGAACATCTGACGGCCACATTTCAGTGGAAGCCTTATCGCAGCACTCGTGACCTCATCAATCGGGTGAACGGGACCTATACGGCTCCGACATATCCGTACAACGTATCCGGCAATCTCTACGACAATAACGGTTGGTACAACGGGCAGCTTCAAAACAACTTCCCATTTGCGTTTCAGACGACAAACTTTCCTCAGTATGCAGCCGACTCTCTCCATGGCTTTCCGTCGGATGAATATCTCAACGCTGATGGTGGGGTTGAGCATCCGTTAGAACTGGCCCTGCCTTCGGTGCTGTCTGTCACCCAGGCGCAGCGGGTGGCCAAGCTGAACCTGTTGCATAGTCGGCAGCAGGGAGTAGGCACGCTTGAGATGGGTCTGGCGTCCTACGTCATGCAGCCCAAGGATGTGTTTACATTTACGTTCCCTGAACTCGGGTGGGCGAACAAATCGCTGGAAGTCACCAGCGTCAGCTTCAGAGTGGACGAAGATCAAGAGTCCGGGACGCAGAGCATCCGTGTGTCTTACGGCGTCCGCGAGACTGAAGCATCCATCTTCGACTGGAACCCTGCCCTCGAAGAGCTGACCGTCTACGACGTTCCCGCTTCACCGGTGCAAGCTCCGCTCATTCCCGCGCCGCCTACCAACATGACGCTCACGTCCGGCGCTGCTACGGCCACGCATGGACTCGACGGCACAGTCACGCCTCGCATCGAAGTGCAGTGGGATACGCCGCAGGATGCAAAGACGACCCAGATCCAGATTCAATATCAGGAAGTTGGGGCCAGTGTCTGGCTGATGCCGCCAGCGGTTGACGTCAGCCTGAATCTCGCTTACATTTCAGGCGTTGTTGCTGGCTCAGTCTACAACGTCCGCCTCCGGTCCTTCCGGTCGAGCGGAGCCGTCTCCGATTGGGTTGAGGTATCCGGCTACATCGTCAGCATCACGCTGCCTGCTACCTATGCTATCGTCCCGCTCGAACCCGGCATCCTGATTGCTGAAGCCAGCACTTCCACTACCGCAGATATCCTGGTGCCGCCGTTCACGGCGAAGGTTGGCTCCGCGTCGGTTCTCTGTCTCCCGCTGGGCGATTACTACATCTCCGGGCTGAGTCAGAACACTCTTTACTATGTCTACTATGTCGATCCCACGTTTGCCGGGGGTTCGATTACGCCTATCGCCACGACCAACACCGCCGATTTCGTCGGCAAGGTTGGCTACTACCTGATCGATGTTGTCCGCACTCCGTCGTACATCGCGGGGTCTGGCAACTTCTATCCCGCGAACTTCAACGAGCTTGGCAACTCCACGACTCAGAATGTTGCCCTGGCTTCGGATGGCATTCCCACCACCAGCGCAACCGTCACGGCTAAGACTCCTCTCACCAGCGGAGCGGTAGGCACGACAGGCAAAATGCAGTGGCTTGGTTTCCCCAGTACCTCGCTCTCTTATGACACGACGCTGTATGTGATTGCGGCGATCAATTCCATTGACAATGCCCCATGCTCAATTGTGGCGAGTATCAATGGCATCAGCACAACGCTGGTTTCGACGACCATCAGCGCTTCATCTCAGACATACATTCTGGCGGTCCCACGCAATACCAACCTGAGCGCTGTCTCAGTCACGGTGACCGCGAACGGTGCGGGTGCGTTGGCCAGCACCACAGCTTCACCCGTCACGGTGACCGTCTCCGAGATTTACATCACCTATACCGGAGATACAGGAACACCGGGAAGCGATAACTCCGCGACTAATCCGATTACCTATGTCGGAACGACTGGCCAGATCATCCCAAACGGCAACTTCCAAATTGGAATTGCTGGGTGGAACGTAGGCACGGCTGTTAGCGCTGCGACCTATGGTTCTGGTGGTGGCTATGTGGGGATGCTTGTCAATCAAGATGGACACGGAGCGGACTCACCGACCTTCGCTGTGATCCCCGGCCAGACGTATACGCTGACCTTCACTGGGATATCTTTCAGTGGGACACAGTCAGTGACGCATCGCATATACGCAGGCCCAACCTACGCTGCCAATATGTACGATCCAAATTCCTACCAAGACTTTTA